ATTTATTTGTTTATCATTTAAGTTATCCTGATATACATAAAGATTAAACATTTTGCATACAGATAAAAAAAAGTCTTTTTGAAATATCCCCTTTGGTAAATTCTCATTTATAGATATTACACCATTGTATGCTACGTCTGTTATCTGGGAAGTTATTTGGGATAAATTTATTGAAGCGCTTGAAATTGTTACTATGTAAGTGTTTGCCGTTATAGGTACACTTATTTCAATACGCACTTGATTTGTATTTAAAATATTTCCTTCATAATCAAAGCTAAAACTGAAAGGGTTATTAGCTGAAGAAGTATTTTGAGTAAAGGCTTGCACCGATACGCCACCAATATATAATGTTGCCGTAATAGAAGAAGCCGCATCTGTTTGGTATGTTCCAACTATTGAAGCAATCGTTCTAATCGTCTTTGTAACATCAGTATATGTAAATATACTTTTTCCTGCATTCTCTGTAAAATTAAGTAAAGTCGTAGTATCAAAAGGAAGGTCTGCATTTCTTGCGGTAGGTGTATTACTATTTAATAGTATTTGTGAAATTGTTTTTTCGCCTAAAATAAATCTATCATTAGCACCTCTTATCCCTTGACTATTGTTAGGTATAATTAAACTCTTGAAAAAACTTGTTTCAAAAAAATCACAATCTAAAGTATATGTAGTTCCTTCAAATATTTTATCAATATATTCTTTTACATACAAAGCCGGTCTGAATGTTGAAACGCTAAAGTCATCTTTATTACTTGATACATCCCCGTAATCAATCAATGGATAAAAGTACCCAGAACCATTTATAACATCCCAACTATCTTCAATTTCAGTTACGTTATATGTATGATTGTGTTCACTAAAATCCAAGTCTTCTAAACGCTTGTTTCCTAATTCAGTTATAAAGCCACCTAATTCACCAAAGACTGCACACTGATATTGGATAACGTTATTGTTTATAACTATTTCAAGCATACGAATAACGCCTTTAAATATCTGTATCTTATCTACATAGACCTCGCACTTTGCAGCCTGTGATGGCGTAAAGTTTGTATTAACATTTGCTAAGTCTGTATTATGATTATTTGACATACCTATTTCAAAAGCAAATCCTAATATCTTATTATTCTTTGCAGTTGCAGGAATAGATATAGTTCTACTGAATGAAGTATTACGGCTGCCAAAATCTCTTACGTCATCAATCGCATAAGTAAAGTCTGTACTTATATCCTGTAATAAATCAATTACTTCGTCTTCAATATATATTTCAGTTCTTATCATTATCTAAATTGACTATTTAAAAACTTACCAACCTCAACCTCTAAATCAAAATTAAAGATTCCGTCTGCTATCTGGTATTTATATTGGTAGTTTGTATTTCTTATTGTGATAGGAAAAAATGCGCCCTGTACTTCCATATAAACAATAGACGAAGCTACTAATTGAGCAAGCCAAGCATAATCTTGGTCGTTAACCCAATCAGAAGTCAAGTTATAAAAATCGTAATGTTGAATAGCAAAGTTGTACGTAGTTTCATTGTATTTGTTGTACGTATCAATATTTGTCATTTCACCATTTGATAATTGATAAGGATTGCGCCTGTATGAAGTTCTGGTAAATTCACTTCTTCGCCTATTGACAAGCCTGAATGCCATTGTATCGTACCCTCCAAGTCTGTTAAGGAAGTGAAGGTTATATTGTCTGTACTTGGGGTTACATATTTGTCTAAATCGTAGTACCCTTGTGGTCGCTGCGCCGAGTGATATATAAACATTGTAACCATAAGTGTTTTCAGTTATTATTGTTGAACCATAAAAGGTATTGATTGCAGCAGCTTGAAAATTAAATAAATTAAATTCCCCTGAAAAAGTTAAAGCGCCGCTTACCGCAGTTCCTAAAGTTCCATCTTCGTTTGTAGGTTGCGTCCAAAGATAATATGAACCGCCTGTTATCTTTAAGAAAGTAATAAAAAATTGATCCCCGTACTCAATAGTAATATCACTATTATCCCTGTCGCTTAACCAATCGTCTGTGTAATTCTCAATCAATAAATTATCATAGTAATTAGATAGCACTAAAGGTACGTTTCCATTCTCTGTGAATATATCCCCGAATAAAGGTGAATAGTAATTGTATGCTGAATAAGAACCAGATGCTAAATTAGGGGTAACTGTTCCATTCAAATCTTCGCCTATTTTAACCTGGTAATCAACTTTTATTTTATCATTTGAAGCGACTAAAACGCTTGAACCAGAAGGCTCAAAGTAATTAGTAACGTATGCCCTGACCATAGGCGATGCATTAAAAACTCCATAGCTACCTTCCGCACTTGGCGAAGGATATATTTTGTTTCTACTTACTTGCGCATTATTTATGTAAACATCATACACAAATTTAAAGTTTGTAGTTCCTACATTTGTAGAAGATGCAACAAACCAAAGGTCTTCGTGCATTGTCGGATATGTTGCCGGTGTACTATTTATTGTTATAGCCATTATTTTCCATTTTATTACCTATTTGTCTAATTTGTATTTGAACATCACCACCCATAGCGGTTGCCATTGTAGTAAAAAATTCTTTATTGAATACTGCCTTTACTGCGTTATCAAAATATGAAGTAGTTTTTAAACCATCTCTTTTTATTGCCGAAGCCGTTGCGTATGCTATTGCTTTTAAAGAAGTTGCTTTATCCACAACCTTTTTTAGCTTTTTACTTTTTGTTTGAGTTTTAGTTAACTTCTTTTTTTGTGTTTCACCTGATGCCTTTGCCTTGCCTAATCTATACCATTGAAGTATTGAAGTAGCCATTTTCTTATTAGGGAATGGCGTCTTGTATTGGTAAGGTGAATCAGACTTAACTCTTTTAGGCTTAGCATTTACACCGCCTGCACCTCGTACCCCTTTATTTATAAACCTATAATAAACTGAAGCAGGATTGTCTTTATCATATCCTAAATACATTTCGTAGTCATTGCCAAACTTAGTAACCTTTGGCACAACCAAGTCGCCTATCTTTCCAGAAGCTATTGATCCTGATTTGTCAAGGTTCTTTTGAACTTCATCATTAAATTTCTTTCCGTAATAAATAAGCATTTGTTCGGCAACAGGAAATTCTGTTGGATCAATCATATCAAAAGATTCCCCAATAGATTTTAGAAAGCCATCTCTTAGCGCTTTTGCCTGTGCTTTTGCTTCACTCATATCCTTAAATAGCTAAAAGGGATTAGAATACCACACAAAAAAAACCCCCGCTATTAACGGGGATTCACAAAAAAACACAACTAAACTATAATCTTTTAGACTGCTCTCGGTCGTATGAATTTTTAGCTTTCATATACGCCATAGCATTCAAGAACTCTATTGTCTTCATTTCAAAGACTTCTTTAATTCCGATATTTTCTTGTGCGGCAACAAGGTAACAGGTATAATGCCATCCATAGACTTTGATAAAAGCGCCACCACCAAACCCGCTTCCGTTTGTTTCATCCCCGTCTTCGTCATCTCCGCTATCATATAGTCCTGAGAAACTTCTATCCAATTTTTGTAAACTTGATAAAAAAAAACCAACGAATGATATACGTCCACAAATTTAGCCTCTTGCATATCTGCTGAATATTCTTCGTGCTTGCTTGCATCATATTTATCGTCAACCCATTTCCCGAACCAATTACGCCTCTGGGGTATAACCATTGAAGCGGCTATCTTATGTAAGTTTGCTAAAGTATCTTTGCTAAATACCTTGCTTTCTATATACCTTGCCGCAGGCATATTCTTAATATTGTAATTTATTCTGTAACGCTTTTTATTTATATGGATATAATCAACGGGCTTGCCTTCAATAGATTCGTTTAAAAACTCTAATTCTTTACGCAGTTCCTTTAATGCGTTAAGCGAAAGGCTATCTATTTGGTGTTCTGTTAGCCCTGTTACAATACAAAGCCTATGCACTTCCGCATCTAATTCAGTCCAATCTTTATCTGGATTAGTTATGGTTGGCATTAATTGTTGATACTGCCAAAGGGTTAATTCATTCCATTTCATAGCACGAAGTTAAATATATTTCATCAATATCTGTGTCCTTTTCTAATATTTCATCAATCTTATTTAGTACGTCAGCACAATTAAAAGGTTGCCCTGTCTTGCATTGCTGATCCACCCAATCGCGAAGTTCAATTAATTCTTTCATAGGTTATTTATTTATAAGTTTATAGAATATAAATTTAGTACATTCCCAACATATTATTGATAAAACTATTATCATAAAAACTTTTTTAATCCGTTAGCGCTTGTCATTATTGCCTCTGCTCTTTGTGTAAGGCTTTCAATCTGGCTTTCTAATTCCGCCCGATCCTTTGTAATGTAGTACCCGTTTGAAGTACCCATTACAGGAAGTATGCCCTCCGACCGAATGAAGTTAATTATTTTCCTTAATCTGGGTTCGCTAAATAACTTGATGCCATACCTATTTTTGTTTTCGTTTATTGCGTTTACAATATCCGCAGCCTTAATAGGATTGTCTTTAGTCTTTGTACTTAACCCCTTGATAATCAAAGGAACAAGTTTCTTTTCGTCCTCTGTCATTACTTTTGTAATTTCCTCAAAGTTAGTAATCATTTTTTTTTACTTTTGATTTGATTAACAATAGCCTGGATTAGCCAATAGTTCATAGTCTGTATTTTATTCTAAATAGCATTCCAAGTTCTGTATCGTTAGAATGCTTGGTTACTAATTTACGAATATTTGCTAATTCAAACTCGTTTTCAGCAATAGTTTTTTCTAATCTTTGTATTTTTTCAATAAGCCCTTCTATTTCTAATTTATCCAGAAGGGATTGTTTTAACTCGTAACTACTTTTCATATTGGTTTATTTTTGTTTGAGCAATTTGGTTGTCGGCTTCTTTATCAGCCTCAACGTCTTCTTCGTCCTCGTCTTCCCAATCGCAATGATCTAAGCATTCAGGACAAATTCCGATCTCCTCAAAATTGGTATGTGCGCCGCAGCAAGTTGAATAAGGCATAATTATAGGTTTTTTAATTGTTTTTCAAATGTAATAATTGTTTTAAATATTTCAAAAGCTATCTGTGGCACTATTGCGTTTCCGTATCCTTTTATTGATTCGTTGCGCCATTTAGAAAAGGTAATTCCGTCCAATTCTCTGGAAATCCCATCATTTCCCCCACAAATTGGGGGTTGAGTTGGGAAGTTTTTCCATTTGTTTGAGCATTCCACATTGCTATATCCATCTGCCTCTTGCCTATTCGATTGTCCCAATACTTCTCTGAATGTCCGTGCTTTACTATTTGTGCTGTTGGAGTTGGAAGCATTTTGTTTGTCCACCCCGAATTGTGTTCCAAATGTCTTAGGCTGTAATCTTTCTCCCTTACTGTACTCACAAAATCCGATGCTTGTGGAGTTGGAAGTAATGCCATTACTTGTGTTGCTAAATTCGGCATCGTTGTTCCGTTTGGATATTTCTCCATTCTCTTTTTGAACTTCTCTAAATTCACCGGATCTTCCTTTGTCGTTGGAGTAAGCAACAAACCAAATTCTTTGTCTTTGGTGCGGCGCGTTGACACTTGCAGCAGGAATAAGAAACGATTGTACCTCATAGCCTTCGCTTTCCAAATCATTGCACACCTCGTCGAATACCATCCCCCCTCCCCAATTAACAAGTCCACGAACATTCTCGCCAATAACCCATCTGGGTTTAATCTCTTTGATTGCTCTAAGCATATGTGGAAAGAGGTGTCTTTCATCGGCTTTCCCTTTTCTAAGTCCTGCGGTTGAGTAGGGTTGGCAAGGGAATCCACCTGTGAGAATGTCAATCTCTCCTCTGTGAATAGTGAAGTCTGTTTTAGTAATGTCATTATATGATATTGATTTTGGAAAATGATGCTTTAATATTTTTTGTCCAAATGGATTCCATTCGCAATGAAATACGTTATTCCAACCTACCCATTCTGCGGCAAGGTCAAAACCGCCAATCCCGCTAAATAAACTTGCGTGATTCATATTAAATGTTTTCAATTAAAGCCGTTAATAATAAAGCGCCGCCCATTATATACCAGAACCATTTTCCGGATAGGCTTTCCGCTTTGTATTGCTCGTTTCTTTTTTCCTGTAAGGTTTTTAATCTGTTCATAATAAAAGTGCGTTAAGCAGGCGCACCCCTGACTTTGGGGGTTAGTTACTTATTTTAAATTTAGATTCAACTCCAACAAAATGTGAATACACAGATGTTGAAATTATTTCGCCTGTTATATAATTATAAAGAACATCAATTACTTCTCCATCATAATCACCATTCATACAGGTCATTATTAAGCAATTAATGTTTTTATATTCCACCCTATCAGGATGTGGGCAGTCTAAATAATCCTCAAAATTGTTTTGTTGTGCTGATTTAATAAGATTTTTAATGTTCATATATTTTGGTTTTGTTTCAACAAATATACACCTTTTATACATATTATATACATATAGGGCATCTTTTTTCTTAAAAAAATGTTAAAATCTATAAGCCTTTAGAAATCAATTAGTTATGCAATTAAGCAAAGGCGTACCGCCCTGATCCCCTTTTAAGGTTAAAATTCTGCCACGCTAAAGCCAATGCCATAACGCAATCGTCGTGGAAGCCAGAAGGCGCTGAATAGCGTACCCCGTTAGCCGTGAACTGATATTCAAATACATCTAATTCGTCAACAATTACCCCCTCTGGGTAACCTATCTTGCCCTGTTGTATTGCTTGCGCTAATCCCTCCATTAATTGTTGCTTTGATTGACTTGTAAACTTCAATCCCTCAATATTTACGCCTTCCCTTATCAAGTCCTCAAGGATAGGATCACCTACACCGGTGCTATCTGCCAATATAGGCGCAATAGGAAGCCTTTTAATGTTCGCCTTAGTATTATGCCAATCCATCTGGAAGCGGTCAAAATAAGCCACGTTACCCCCATTGTCAAGCCCTACGATAACGGTGAAGTCAACAGACTTGGCAAGGTCAATCCCATAAGATACAATTTGCTGCGCTGAAATAGGTTTAATACATCTTTGAATAAATGAATTACCAAAAGGGTTGGCGCTATTCTCGGCGGGGTTTGCAAGATATTCCTGTTCAAATACTACTTCCGGCAACTGCAATCTTGCTTCGTCTATTTCCCTTGTATTAATATATGGGTTGTCGTAGGTACTAAATTTAAAACTGCGCCAATCATTTTCCCCTTCCTTCATAAACATTGAGTAAAAGAAATTCTTACCTCTGGGCGTAGATAAGAAAACTGCCTTGCCTTCATAATCTGTTAAGGTTGGGCGTATGCTATTTTGCCACCCTGATTCTAAGTCAGGAATAAATGCCGCCTCGTCTATTATAACTAAATGAAATTTACGCCCTCTTAAATTATCTAATCGTTCCCCTGTAAAAAATTCTATTGATCCATTGTTAGGGCAATAAATTTTAAGGTTACTGATATTGTTTTTAAATGGGATAGCAGCCGTTAGCCTTTCAAAAAATGCCTTTGCCAATTTATAGGTTGGGGTTATGTATGCAACTTGTCCGCCTGTGATTGCTGCCTTGATCCCCATTATTTGTGATAGTTCTGACTTACCAAATCGCCTTCCGCACATTACAACAATAAAACGCCTATCGCATTCTAATATCTTCTTTTGATTAATATGGGGGTTTGGTAATTCTATGCGCACTATAAAATAGTTTTGCCTTCAACGAATACAACTTCAATCTTTGTATCTTGTTGAATATCATATTGTTCTTTAGGCTTTCCATAAACTCTGGTCAGTAAAGTATCTAAACTATAAAGGCTGCCTTTAATTAAACTTTTATTCATAGCACCTGCAATAGTCTTTTCTAATATTGTTGCCTTTGGGTTTTTATAAACTGCATTAAGTTCTTCCATATCCATTGACATCATTACCTGAATCGTGTCGTTTATTTCACTTAGCTTATACCCTTGCTCTTTAAGTAGGCTAACGTATTTACGCGGACGTCCGTTTGGGTTACCTGATTCGCCTGGCTTAAATGGTATTAAATGTTCTTTGCTCATTCTGTTATTGTTCTGTTTTTATATACGCTTGTCCGTTTCTTTTTACTTCTAAAGTTGGGTCAAGTTTTTGCATCCTATCTACAATCACTTGGCAATATTTTGGATCGAACTCGATGCCATAACAAATCCTATTTAATTGATGAGAAGTTACCATTGTAGTTCCAGAACCAAGATAGGCATCTAAAACTAACTTAACTTCATTCTTTGAATGTCTATCTGCATATTCAAAACACCAAGACATTATTTCAACAGGTTTTTGAGTTGGATGGTTTTTTTCTTCTCTATTTGCTTTAGCCCTTGCATATTCTTTAATTCTTAAAGCGTTGTTAAAAGAAGTCCAAGCCATTTCTCCATCTGCTAAACTAAATCCTCTTTGTCCTTTATCCCAAATTAACCAACCCATAGTTGGAGGCAAATCAGCAGTAAAGTAATTACCACCCCATATAATTTGATTTTCTGTTATTTGGCATAGGTATTGTAAAACCCCACTATTTGGTTTTGACTTATCCCATTCAGGATTGCCAAAGTTTCTCCATCCGTGTTTATTTGTTTTTTCTGCAAACTCATCTCCTTTTACAAGTTGATTTCCGTAGTCTATCCCGTAAGGAGGGTCAGTTAATAAAAGTTCTGGCTTTTTACCTAATAAAAGTTTGTCTAAATTATTTGTATCTGTACTATCCCCACAAAGCAATCTGTGTTCCCCTATCTCAAATAAATCGCCTAATACAATATCGGTTTCTATTCCCCCATCTGGAACGGCAAAGTCATCTTCTTCTGCCTCTAATACGTTTGCATCAAAGTTTGGTATGTCTAAACCCCAATCAGTTAATTCTTCTGCATCCCAATTATTAGCAAGGTCATCCCAATCCCATTCGCCATAGCCTACGTTATCCTTTACAATAAACTCTTTTTGCTGCTGCTCATTCCAATCAACTATGTCTACATTAATTTCTTTTATCCCTGCTTCCTTTATTGCCTTTAAACGCATATTGCCACCAAGTACAACCATATCTGTATTAACTACAATAGGTCGGACGTTTAGCATATCTGGGAACTCCTGTATTGACTTTACTAATTTTTTAAACTTGTCATCTTTAATTAAACGCGGATTGTTAGGGTTAGATATTACTTCCGTAATCTTGACTTTTTTTATCATAGGTTTTTATTTACCTGCCCTGACCTCTATATGCTTTAGGTTTAGAGCTATGTTTATTAAAAGATTTCTTAGCGTGTCCGCGCTTTCTTTTACCAAAGTTAACCTTTTTTGAATCACTTTTAACCTTTGCCATCTAACTTTTTTTTATGTTCTTGAATTAAAAATTCAATATAATGCTTCTTGTCCCCATATTCAATATGGCAAGTTCTACAAACCGCCATCAAGTTTTCAATCTTATCTGCATCTGTGCTTCCTCCCATTCCCCTTCTATGTATATGGTGAATATCTACTGCTCTACTTCCACAAACCTCACAGGGCATAAAATCTTCGCCTCCGTAATTAAAATGCTTTAGGTATATTTTAGTATGGTTTTTTATTTTGGATATTTTGGGTGCGCAATGCCTACTTTAAATTTTTGCTTATCTATTTCCGCAAGTTTTCTCTGCGCCCAAGCTACGCCTTCATCCCCACCCCAAGCTAACCACATTAAAGCGCCGCAATCATTCTTAGGATCACCTTTACTATTTTCCCTGTGCCTTTCAAAACTTGACATTCTTGCAATAGTTTCTCTGGATATGTTTTCGCCCTTAGCTATTTGATTAGCCCTTGCCCAACCTACTAAAGTTCCGCAACCTCTGTCGTTTTCTTTTTTAATATTTAATGCTCTGCGTGCGTTTGCCTTTGCCGCCTCTGGATAATCGTTATAACTATCCACCATTGAAACTCTGATTGCCGCCCATACGCTTTGCGCCTTTTCTTCGGTATCAAAGATACAAGCACCTGATCCTATTCTATATTTTCCATTCGAGCATTTAATTACGGGCATTTCCTATTAGTTTACTATAAATAGCAAATCTGCGCTTATTTACAACGTGCAAGTTGAAGTTAGTATTGCAATAATCATAAAGCGCTTCGCCGTAATGCGTTCTCGCGTCCTTATCATTAACTAAAAGTTTGATCCAATAATACCAATCCTTTTGACTATTGACGTGGCAAGCAGGATAAAATCCCCTGTAAGGATGAACGTTGCTTACAATAGCAGGGTTTTTCTTTGATGCCGTTTCTAATACTTTTAAATTTGATTTCATTGAATTAAACTTATTGTCAACCAAAGGAATCAGGCTTATGTCTGAATCACAATAGGCAGCCATATATTCCGTAACGTGATTGAAATTATATATCGTTGGGTTTAATTTAAGCCCATTTGTAAAGGATGCTATCATTCCATCCCAGATATGCTTTTCCCCTTCATTATACCCCGCTATGATTGTTCTTACAGGAAAGTTAATTCGCTTCATTGGGTTGCGTAGTATATCTATATCCCTTCCGTGCGTTCCTGATCCTGACCAAAATAGCCTCACAAGTTTAGAAGGCTTTTTATCTAATAGGAATTGTTCTTCGCCGAATGGTATTGCGTTAGGTAATATTTCTACATTCTGATTTAAGAGATAAACTTCTTCAGCTAATCGTTCGTGAGTAACTGTGCAAAGGTCTGCTATTCTTATCCAAGCAATAATCTGTTCACTTACTTTATTCTCTTTATATGATTCTGAAAGTATATGCGAAACACCTAAATCCCAATGGTCGTCATTATCCACAATTAATTTAAAGCCGTATTTTTTGCGCCAAGCAATCATTTGCTCTGGCGTTACATTATGCAGCATTCTATTCATTACAACAAGGTCGTAATTATTTGAAACCACTTCCTCATTTATTACATCAGTCATTAAGCAATAATCTTTTTGCATATTGACTATCGGCATCAGGATTCTATGATAAGATACGCCGCTACTTTTGGACGCTATTGCTAAAATTCGCATCTAATATTTTTATCAATGTGGTAAATCTTTTGATATTTTTCCCAAACCGCTTGCGCCCTTTGTAGGCTCGCGTCCTTCATAGCCCTGTACTCTGTGCCATTTCCAACATCGTGTCCGATATGCTCACTTCTTAAATCCGGTAGGTAGTAATTTGTAAACCCTGCAATGGTTGCTCTTTCTGCAAAATCTCTGTCTTGCATTCCATAAGGATCATAAGCCTCATTGTAACCTCCTATGGCATCAATTAATTCTCTTGTGATAAAATTATTTCCAAAAGGAGTATGTGTTTTATGGATTCCGTCAACTAATGGCGGCAATTCCTCTACGCAATGTATACCAATAATGCCTGTTTTTGACACACGTTCTGCAAACATAACCCAATTTTTAAGCCAATTGGTAGGTAATAGTATATCATTTGCTAATAAACAAACTCCGTCATAGTCTTTTGTCATTCTTAATCCTGTATTAACTCCTGCACCTATCCCTCTTTTGCCAAACGATCCATTGCATCCCTTAAAATTAAAAAGATTAATAGGCATTGTTTCGCTTCCGTTATCAATTAAATAGCAGTCAGCATCATATCCAGAATTGTAAAAGTTCTGATCTATTACTCTTTTTGTTAAATCTTCTCTATTTAAGGTCAATAAGATTACGGCTATATTCATTTATTCCAATTTTTTTAGCAGGCACTCCCGCATATTTCATAAATTCTTCTGTTTCCCCTTTTATAAAAGCACTTGCACCGATCATACAACCGCGCTCAATTTTCGTAAATTGATGCAATACTGCGTTCAATCCAATGTTTGAATATTCTCTAATTATTGAATGTCCTCCTATTTTAGCACCGCAGCTTATAGTAACATTTGAATAAATAAGGCAATCGTGTCCTATATGCGAGTGTTTCATAATAAAACAATTATCCCCTATTGTAGTTACATCTTTTGTTCCTGCATCTATTGTAACTAATCCTGTAATAATATTATTATTGCCAATAGTTACTAAGCCTCTTTTTATTTGTCCTTTCTGGATAATTTTTAAAGTTCCATAATCTTTTATTTGTTCCTCATACTCCCAATGTTTTTTATGTTCAGCAGGATCACCAATAATACAATAAGCGCAAATATAATTATTGTCGCCTAATATTACATTTTCGCCAACTATAGCAGTAGGGTGTATAAAGTTTGCCATATTATTGTTTTTCAAACCATTTATATAATTTCATAATCATTTCAAATTTACAAGAGCCGCACCAAACAGATACAATAAAATTTGCATCTAAGTATGACCTGTAAATATGTTCGTACATTTTTAATTCATCTAATTCAAGGTTTCTAATATAACCATTCTTTGCGCTTTCAAAATTACCAATATTAGCAATCAGCCATTCCCTATGCTCTTGTTTTATTTCCATAGCTTCCAAATTAATTTAGAAACAATCGGCGCTAAGAAACCGGCTATAAACATTGTTGAAGTAATATGTTGGATTAATTCAGGTAGGAAATAGTGTATTGGTGCAATCCACGCAGCCAAGCAACTTCCGCAATTAAAGGGCTTGAAATTAACTCCCCATTTAGTCGGTAGGTTATGAATCTCAATAAAAAATAATGATGCACAGATAGCAGTTAAAATTGATAAAATCATTTTCTAATATTTGTTTTCATTTGTTTTTTGGTTTTATTTATCGTCCTAACTATTGACATATAAGGAATGCCTGTTTTTCTACTTAACTCTTTTGCATTCTTTTTAAAATCAATAGCATATAGTTTTAAAATCTCTTTGTTATACCAATGCAGCCCTTCCAGATTCTTTTCAAGTTTATCAACTAAGTCTAATTTTTCAAAATTAACTTCAGCTTCAGTATCATTATCAACGTACTCTGTATAATTTCTATAACTCTTATAAAAATTACTTCTGTCGCTTTTAATCATATTTAGCATTATTCGTACTATATAAAATTTAAGTTCATTCCTTTCATACAATCCAATTAACTTATCCTCATTCATTTCGCATAGAACTAAAAAAACTTCTGCCTTCAGGTCATATTGCAATTCCTCTGGATGCATCTTAGCAAAGGCGTCATTAACTTCTTTTAAAGTCCAATACTCGGCTAAAATTTTATTTTTGACCATTCAATCAATGCGGGTTTGTTTTCTATTTCGGTACAAATATAAACAATTCCTCCACATTGATAAATATCTTTTAAACGATCCTTTTGCTCTGGGCTTAATTTATCCCCTATCTTTTTAATCTCAACGGCTACATAAACCCCTTTTTCCGTGTACCCTTGCAAGTCAGCCCATCCTTTTTGAATAGTACCTTTACGCTTGCCGAAAGGTATATTGTTAACTCTATTTAAGCGCCAACCAATTAATTCAAGATTCTTTTTTGCCCACTTCGTTAGGTCGTTTGCTGATATATCCATTATAGTTTTTCTATTTCTATTTTAACAACATTCCAATAATTAATCACTTTACCATAAGGATATTGTATCGTAGCTTCACTTTTCCAATTATCTATTATTTCATCTACTGCTATTAATGCACATTCTTTAGTAGTATATAATTTTTCATCTTGTATTGTATTAAGATTTTCAATTACATATTGATAATTAGGGAAATTGTTAAATAATCTATAATATTTATCAAATAATTCTTGTGCTTTTTCTTTTGGTGTCATATTCTTTTATTTTGGTATAAAATTCTTTGTGAAATAATAATCTATTTAGCTTTGGTTTAACATCTGTATATGAAGCATAAAAGTCAACAAAGTTATCTGTATAGCAATACTTTCGTGTTCCGTAATAGGTATATCTAACCTCGTAAATTTTCAAAATACTTGACAAGTGCTAATTTTTTACATTGTAATTCAATAAAGTCTTCATCCTTAATTTGCTTACTAAAATCCTTTGCATCCTTTGGGTGCATTCTATTTAGCCTGTATAAATTGTCATCACTTACTACCTTAATCGTTTGCATTATCTGCTCATTTGTAAAAGTAATTTTACCTTGTTTCATAAGGATCATAAAAACTTTATCAGCATTGAATAACCTATTGAAGTCCTCACGCTTCCCAG